CTTGCCCAATACAACCGTTCCTCAAAAAAGGTAACACAACGGGGGTTTTCCCCTGTACCACTTGCAAAATTAGATGGTGCTGACGCAAATGTTAAATTGGCAAGAGTCCACGATGTGTGGCTCGTCCTTGTTAGTTTACTTGGGGCATGATTAGAATGTGCTATATATAGAGTATCAGCTGATTGAGCAAAATAAAGAGAGTCTAATTCCGCTGTCGTGAATGTAGTTGTGACCTCAACAGGCGAACCACCAGACATGATTTGTCCATTATCTTTATAAAATCTGATGTATAAGTTACCAAACTCTAAGATGTAGGCTTGGGTAACACTAAACTCAAATCGCACTAATCTTACTTTAGCATCTTGTGTTGCTAATTTTACCGTAACTGTATCTAGCGTATGGGTTGCACCTGTCGTGTGTTTAAAACCAATAAATGTAGCCGTACTCAATGCAGTAAACTCTATAGTATGGGTTGCGACAGCATACGATGTAGAGGCTAAAACGTCTACTCCACCTGTCGTTGTACCAATTTGAACATTAATAGCTCCTGTGCCAATCGTAAAACTCATTACATATTGTTTGCCAACTACGGTAACAATTTCATCTTCAGCCCAGCCATAGTTACTTCCATCCACTGACACAATGTTCATTAAATTAGTGGCATGGGCTATTGAACTACCAGAGCCTACACTTTTATTTGTCCACCCTGTAATGTTAGATGCAAATGTACCATTGGCTACCAATTCAGAACCACTAGCTACACCTTTAACGCCTGCAACATAACGAAACCCTCCTCTACGCACAACACCGCCATGCGGTAGACTATAGGCATTCTTTTGTGTCTTAAGCCCATTGTTGTATTTATTTATATCAACCCTGCCATGCAGACGTGGTGATAACTGGCCTGCTGTAAAGTTGGTCTGTATTGGGAATACTTTCGCCATTTATCGTAATCGTAAGTCTGTAAGTGCATCAGTAGCAATTTCTTCTGGTGTTCCCTCTTGCGAGTCAATCGTTCTAGCTTCTCTTACCACCGATTCATACATAGAACCCATCTGTGACATAACTGGATGAGAACGTGTAATTGGATATGCTAACTTCCATGCCATGCGAAAAACAAGTGCTTGGTAGAGTAGAGCGTCAAACAGCGAAGTGTCCTCTAATCTCTGAATATAGGTTATGTCGACTGTGGACTCTTCTGTGAATAGCTCCCTACCTTGCACCTCATGGTTAAGTTTAATATCACCTGTTACTGTCCTTACATCTAGTACCCGTAAACAATATGGGTTGGTTGGTAATGTAAACTTATACGCCCAATCAATAATTGGGGTATCTGATAAAGACGCTAGATTGGCTGTATTTATAGCACAATTCCAACGGTGTCCTCTTAGTACAGCATCTCTTTCCCCGTCATAAAAACGATTCACCAATACCGCATTAGAATCGTTATCTGTAAAACTCGTAATAGAATTTGCCCCCAACATTAGCAGGGCTTCATTTGCTAAATCAACTTTAGATGCCATATCAGTATGTCCAGATTACGGGGTGTGTTTTCATGTGGTCGTTATCCACGTGTATAAAAGTTTTAGCCACACCTATTCTTTTAAAATGTTTCATAAAGGATTCCATTAGTCGATGTCTGAGTACTCCATCATCGCAGGCTATATCAACCGCCTTACCCCATTGGTGGCTGCTATTCTCAGCACCACCTACAGCTTTGTTCCATGTTTTACATCTTAGACCTGACGTGCAGATCATTGGGGTAACTACTTCATCTCTTACCTTCTGTAGTGCAAAAATTAAACTTGTATCAATGTCTGACAAACCACAACCGCACTTACATTTAAACTCATCCGAATGAAAGTTCTCTGTGATTTGTACGTTCATTTAATAACTAATCTTCGTAAAGTAAGGCGGTGACTCCCGTAGCCCAAGAGCCACCACCAAACCGTTCAATCCTAGTTAGGATCAGCGTACAATATATGAAAATCAAATGTATCGCCTGAAACTGATGTTCCTGCCCCCAAAGAGAGAGTCAGAACCATCTCACCAGTTGTCACATAACCAGTATCATGCGTTGTGCTTTCATGGAAATGTGTAACAGTACGTGCAGAATCAGCAGCAACCACGGTGCAAAAAGCATCGTCATCAACTGCTACTGCTGCACCCGTACTCTGGGTCGTGTGTGCTGCATAACCAACATCTACCGTAGCCGATGATTCTAAATCACTAATAATCACAAACGACTGCGGTAAAATGCGTACACCTGCTGGTATTGTCATAACCGACACCATATCTGAAGCAGAAAGAGCCTGACCAGTAAATCGTGCATACCGATAAGTCACTCCACTCCAAGTAGATGGGGCGTTTTTGACCCCTGTACCTGCCGTAGCGTTGGTGTATTCTGTACTTTTATAATCAGCCATATTACACCTCCGTTAGGAATCAGTACAGGCAATCTCTACAACCTTCTCATCTTCGATGCGAACCGCACCAAGACACATCTGGGCATAGACCTGTGTACTATAGTTTTTATCTGAACGTTCAGAAATTTCTGTCTTAACATCCATTCCCATGCTCATGCCGATTCCATCGGGAATCCACGCTAAGCATAGCGTATCACTACTTGAATCTGTAGCTAAACGCTCGGAGCGATGGAATTTGAAACCTGCGAAGGTATCAATTTCTCCAGCTACGAGAGCTTTCACCGTATTGTAATCTGAACTTTGAATCTGCGTGTCATTCAACAGATCGTAGAACTGGTTGCTCTTCATAACAATATGGCGTGGTAAATCAGGATCAACATCAGAAGCATCCAAGATTTTCTTGGCTGTAAGTAGCTTCGTGAGGTTCATATCCGTTGTGCCTGATACAGCAATCTTTTGAGCAGCAGGTAAAGCTACGTTAGATGATGCGTCATCCTCATCAATACTAACAGCGTTACCAGACATAGCAGCGATGATTATATCATCCATCTGCCTTCCCATCGCCCATACCCCTGCCTTCATATATTCGGAAGCAGGATCAGCTAACATTCGGACTTTATCGGCTTTGTCGATTAAATCAGCCCAGTTGTAGTCATCCATGCTCACACGTCTACGTGAGTGGGGGGTAGAGATTAACGGAGTATCGGAATGTCGACTCGTAATTTTTCGAGCCGATGTACTCCCGATTCTGTCAAAATGGTCGTACTTACCTGATACATCCGTGTTAACACGCACATAATCACGTAAACGTGACCCCTTTTGCTGTACCAAGTGCAAAAAAGTATCCCTAAACTTCTGGGCAAATGCTTTATTGACTTCAGTACTCATAATACACCTCTTTAAAAAAGAGAATAAAAGGAAGAGTTGTCTGCACCATGCAGGCTCTTATTTGCGTGAAGGTTTAGTTATCCGTTTGGGGGCTAATTTCTTCACAAGTTTGGGTGTGTAAGTTTCTACAGGAATCCTAACTGCGGAAGGACACAATCCATAAAATGTGTCTGCCGAAGTTTTGGTCTGGAAAGCCTCACAAAACCCATATTTCTCTGGAGTGGCTTTACCCTTTTCTTTATCAACACGTCTGTCTTTATAAGTAAAGTTACCACAATCAGAGCAAATTATATTTTCTTTAACAGTCATTCCTCACCCCTATATAACACATCATAGAGGTTATCCCTATAGGCAATTGCTTCATCGTGCCTTACATCTTTAGGATCAAACAATGCTTTATGATATTTATGCTTTGAATCTTTCATCATAGCATCTATTTCTATTCTAGCAGAATCAGAATCTATAGAAGCAGAGTCTTTTCCTGCACCTGCCATCTCTGGTTCATTAAATGCTGTACCAATCTTATGTAAAAACTTAATCATGGCAACATTATTAGAGATACCGTTCTCGTTCACAAACTTTTTTAAGTCGTCATCTGCGAAACGATTAAAGGCACGTCTTGACAATGCGAGGTTTTTGTCGTACTGCGTTACCCCCCATTCTTTTTTAAGAGCAGTTTCAGCACTTACACGGGCT